CGCGTCCACTATGCCCTTTCCACGGCTGGGCCAGGCATAAAGTGAATCACTCCACTCGACCTAGCCATACCGATGCTCTGACCTACGTTGCCAGTCGTGTCCCAAAACGTCGTTCCCTGGACAACAGCGCCAGCTGTTTTTGCTACGAATACCTCTTCACCAACAGACGAGAATGACCACGAGTCATTTCGAATCATTCCGCCAGGTAAAAGAACGAGCTTCGCGCCTGCGCCTGACTGTAGAGCTATTGCGACGCACGGCATCGTAAACTCCGATGTGGCGCTGCAGCGCTCTAGGTTACCGTCTGCTGCTACATAAAGCGGCGAACCGAACACACTCGACGCGTCGTCCACCTGCATCGTCGCAGTTGGACCGTAATAGGTTCCGTCTGACGAAAGAGCGTCATCGTATGGCCCAATGTTATTCCCACGCAGCTTAGTCATTGTCAGTACGCATAGGAGATGATCAACTCATCGCCCTCGTCCAGGAATTCTGAAAGGCCGGTGGCGGCCCCGTTTTTAAAATGAAACTGATTGTCATTCAATACGTCAAAGTCAGGAGGAGCCGTTGTAGAAAGCTGCTTGTTCACCTGGGTGATGCCGCCTATTAGGAAAGCCATTACCTTGGCCGAACTCGACGGCGTGTGCGCGAGCGTGAAATAATGGTTCGTGACATCCGTCGACGTTATCAGGTGTGGCTCGACGTGCGACGTTTCACTGGCTCCAACTCCGGCCAGGAAGTTTGCTCTTGTCATTTTCCTGAGTTCGCCAGCAGATGCGTCGTAAATGTGTATTTCGTCGTCACTCGCCGGGGATGTTTCGGCAGTGGTTCCGTTGATGTCAATGTAGATTGGGTTGCCATTTCCGCCGGCCAAGCCACCGCCGGCGACGTCAGAGCCGAGCTTTGCAGCGATCACGGATGTCGGCCCGATCTTCGCGGACGAAACCCCACTATCTTTTATCTGGACAATATTCGACGCGACCTCGAGCGTGGTACCATCCGCAGCGACACCGATGTCGTTCGATGTTCTGCTTATGCCGTTGACATTCCCGGTTGAACCATCGCCGATATGCAGGGTTGTGCCGTCCTTGGTAAGACCAGTTCCATCCGTTATGACCTCTCCAACCGGACGCGCAACGAACACAAGGTCGTCTGTACCAACGACATCTAATCCGTCGTTATTGGTACATTCCCTCATCGTGTCCTGATACGTGACGCCTTCATCGATCCAGACTTGCGAACCTGAAACACTTGATCCTACGGCGAAGTCATCAGGTCGCGTCCATGCTCCAGAATGAACAACCCATGGCCCGTTTTCTATCGCGTCCGTCTGGCCGACGAGCATTATCCGGTGACTATCGAGCCATGATGTTACACCGTCAATCGTCGATGGCAGTCCTGACAAAGTCTGGTTCACAGTCGCAAGCGCCCTGCAGTTGCCTTTGCGCTGAATGCCGTTTCTCAAGGCATCTGCATACGACTTTGTAACAGCGTGAGAAGTCAGCGTCGGTGTACCAACCGATACGGCTCCGCCGGTAAAGTCATGCGTACCGGTCCATGTAAAGCTGCCTGATTCGTCAACCTCGTTGGCTCCGATACTGCCTGCTCCAACAGCAAGCTGGTTCGATCCGTTTTCTGTTATCGTGTCGTCATCGATTTTTACTGCGACACCATTGGCGGACACCGCTACAGCAGTAGCGAGATTTGCACCGCCGGTGGAGTCCACCTGTACCGAAACCTTGCTGCCGCTTCCGCCCGTGCAACCGTCGCCAGCAATATCGCCGAGCTTTGGCGCTGTTACTGCTTGGTTTTCGAGTCCTCTTGTGCCTATCTGTGTCACTTCAAACCATCCTTACGGCTTCTCGTACGTGATTAGGAATACATCGCCGGGTTGAACCCATGTGGCGATTCCGGCCCCTGGATTTGCCCCACCGCTGAACACGCCTCCGCCAGGGGCCGAACTGTTCGTAGCTATGCAGACGTAGTACCCAGGCGCTGACCCTCCGACCACAAGCCTTGTAGTAAAATCTGAGGTAGGCGACTGGTCTACGCCCAGTACGGATACCCCCACCTTTGACGGCGAGGTTGGAGCCGAAGTAAGCGGCCCTACAACGTTGTTTACGGTGTCTGAAAAAGAAAGTGGATCTGAACCGAGCCCCGTGCCTCCACCGCTACCCCCTGATACTCCAAATTTGACAGCGGCAGACACATGGACTCCCTTCGAGTTGCAAGACTATAGCTCCCTGATTACGCCCGGACCGAGTTTGACAAGAGCCGCAATCTCTGCATCGCCCACATTGTGAATGATTTCTCCTGGCTGGATGTTTCCACCCTTGCGAACGATCTCAGATTCTGCGACATATCGTTTCTGTGAAACAGCGATGTGGGACTCGTCTTCGACCGGCTCATCCTTGGACGGTGACGAAGGCACAGCTTCAGATTCGGCGACCTTTTCTTGATCGCGCTCTTCAGGATCTGCTACTGTCTTTTTCACTTCGACCGGCTCATCCTTGGACGGTGACGACTTTTTCATCTTGTTCCTTGCCACAATAGGCCGCCTTTCTCAGCTTCAGCTACTGGACCACACCGGTGATGATTCCGCCGGCAATGGTGGACGTCATGCGGGCGTCGTCCTCTTCCGTTACGGCGATCATGTCGCCACCGTACGCGCCGCGACCTTCAACTACCCACTCGCGCGAGGTGTAGCCTGTACCGCTTGGTCCCTTGTACTGGAACGTGTACGTGGAGGCGACCTCCTCTCCGTCGGTCGGGACGCCAGCCGGTTTCGAAAGGAGAACAACCACATTCCCGAGGATGTACGTCAGCGTACCGCTCGAATTGTACTTCGCGGATGAGACATGGATCTTCGGGAGTCCCGGAATCGCGAAGTCAGCTGGGCCAGCCTGGGACTCAGCCACGCTTGCCGCGATGCCACTGATGGTGGAGTCGCCGAGGAACTGTCTCATATGGTTCCTCACTGCAGCGTGCTTGATGAACAGGTGGGCGACCTTCGTGTTCATCCACATGTCAGTAACCGGCTGCGCCGACTTCTCAATCGCCGTGAAAACATCCGCAACAGGATCCGAGTTCTCTCCCCCGTTCCAATTGTATGTAGACGACAGCGCCGTACGGACCGTTGAATCCCAATTCGTATTGGTACCAACGAGCGTCATGACCTCGATTTCTCTGTCGAGGGCAATTGCTCGCTTACACCTGCGTGCCGCCACCATTTTGGCGTCATACCTATTGGAAAGATTCTTCGGGACAAACGACGAAATCACGCGCGGTTCCGTCTTGAACGTCACGAGAGCACTCTTCGGGTCGACTTCCGGAATCGGCGCATTCGTGGACCCTTTCTGTGCCACGTTCTTGAACGCATCATCCTTGTCGAACGTCCTGTATTTGTCCGTCTGGTTGTCCACAGGGATAACCGGTGACACCTCGTCGGCACGATAGGTGCCCGGGTTGTATCCGGCAAGATAGGTGTCTATCTCCTCTGCAGAGTGCATGTCTGCCGGTGTAACCGACAGCGTGACACGCTGGCCAGCTGAGCCGATCCCTTGAGTGTCATTAGCAAGAGTTACTTCGATATTTTCCATTTTACCACTCCGTTATCGGATCGCCGTGCTTAAGCGGCCGGCGCCGTACTTCTTCCTGCGCCTGGGCCGGTGAGTTCTACGGCGAACAGTTCGCCGTCTGTGCCTGCGGTGACCGCAACACCGAGAATCGAATCGCCATCCGTTGCGGTGACGCCGTCTGCGCTTGCATCTGTTGTTACTCTAGCACCAACTGCGACGGTGTCGCCTGCCATGACAAGAGCGATGCCTCCAATCTGGACATCACCCATCTCGCCATCTGCAATAGCTGCGTTCGCGCATATGCCGTAGAGAGCATCGGTGACTGCTGACACAACTTCGACTTCGAGATTTACCGTTGGAGAAGCACTTATCTTTACGATCTTACCAATCGCAATGGTGCTCCCAGAGGCGTTCTTGCATGGCCGGTAAACCGGTTCATAAACTAGTGGGCACGTCATTTTCTATCCTCCAAACGTCTCCGCTACGCGACGGAACTGTCGAAGACGAGTCCAGCATGCTTCATGCTGACGGCCCGTCGGTGAATCGTGTCGTATTTCGCATTCGGCCCGCACAGGTTGAGCGAGCGAACCGCATTTTCCGCCTTCTGCGTGAGGTTTACGCCGTCAAACGCAGCTACATCGATGGGCTGCTGTGCGCCGTTTCCTGCGACGTGGCCAGCTGTCTGAACCTGCTGACCGACGGCGGCAGCGGTTACCGACAGCGGAGCCCCACTGTTTGTTACCGCGACATCCCGCGTCAGCATCGCAGTCGGAACTTCCTTTTTCGGAAAGTCCGCCGTGAAACGCTCCGGATCTGTTCTGCGCTGAAGAGTAAGCGCCGCACGAAGCTGCTCCGGCAAACCGTGGCCCTTCATCGCCGCATCAACATCAGAGGTGATCGCGGCCTCTTCGGCCTGCTTACGCGATTCACGAAGCTCTTCAAGCTCCGGTTTGGCCTTGTCATACTCGTCAGCAGCCGACAGGAGCGCCGCAACCTTGGCCGTTGCGGACTGCATGTCCGTTGCACCTAGCGCCTCTAGGAGAACGTTTCTCTCGCTCGCGGAAGACACCGCATGACTTGCCGATGCGAGAATCTCCTTCGTAGAGGCGTTCGTTGCCAGCGCAGCCGACGCCTCCGCGCGAAGATCTACGAGATCTTTCACTGATGCAGTGACTTGCTGTTCGACAGCCGGTACGCCGAGGAGTTCAGCTATTTTTTCAAGAAGTTCCATGTTGTATCCTCCGTCCAAACCGCTCTCGACAGCGGAAGGGGTATCCATCGCCGACTGAGCGACGCCTGGTTTGAGTTCTGATTCGTTCATAAGCGCGGCCAGTGATCCCATGGCTTTTGCAATGGTCTCGCCATCCGACGTTAGTGCTTGAAGGTTGAGAATATTTCGCAATGAAGAGCAGATATCCCTAATGTCTACGCCTATTGGTCCAGATCCTGATTCAAGCCAAGCGCCAATTTTTCCGAGCTCTGCATTGACCTCGTCGATGCCTGCCGTTTTCTTCAGTCCGAGCATGCTCTTAATGAGAGACAGCGCCTCTTGTGGTGACTCAGCTTTTGAATACCACTCAAGCGTTGTCTTGGCATGAACAGGCTTGTCCTCTGCGACGAGCTCTGCCATCCCGGTGATGAACGGACTGTTCGTAAGAGCAATAGACGATATAACGGCACCAATGCGCTTGCCGCTTCGTTGATCCACCGCATCGAATGTCAATGCAATGGACGCCCATTTGTACTGGCCATTCTTTACATATGTCCTGGCAGGCTCATCGAATGACGTCAGCGCCCACAGTTCCACGCCATCCTTTCCGTTGCGAACCTGAAGGTCGTACGTCCACGCCTGTGCCGGCGTACCAGACACGGCAATGCTGCCACTCGAAGGGTCGATCTCTGACGCGTGATGAAAGTCCCACGGAATCACAGGCGAAATTCCAACGCCGTCTGGCCCTGCTTTGAATGAAGAATGTGCGTGAAGGTTTCTGATCGCCTCTTGGAAGCGCTGAAGATTCAATTCAAATGGCTGCGCGCCATCTTTATAGCCAGCATAGATACCGGATGCCGCTATCTGCACCCACTTCGGCGAAGTGTCGTCGTCTCCAGAATCTGAATCTTCTGTCGATAGCTCTACAGCTTCACATCGTAAAAACAGCCGCTCGTCGTTGGACAGTGCCACACGGGTAGGTTCTGCAGATTGTCGTCGAACTTGCACCGTTCAACATCTCTCTGCACATCGAAAGCAGCACCATCTCTATTTCGCACCATGTTTCCGGATCTCGCAACCGCGATTTGGCATAAAATGCATTTTTTTGATTGTGTCATGTTCTCAAACTGGAAAGACATGCAAATTGGATCTAGCTTAGTTGACGAGACTGAGTTTCTTACGCTGCAACGAGCGCGTTGTATCCAGATGTAAACCCTGAATCTGGTAGGCCGGTGATTGTAGAGCCAGATACAACTTGTGACAGGTACTTCGCAGATCGCGATCTGATTCTGCATCTGCAATTGAAACCAAACGGTGGATATGCGCGCTTCCAGAATGGATCTGTTGCGAGCAACATCTTTCCGTTTGCCGCGGCATGTGCCGACCGCTCTCTCCCATCGATTACAGAGACAATCTCCCACACTGGGAACGCCTTGATCACCTTTGGCTGACTGGCGTGCTTGTACCGTCCGTAGTTGTAGGAGTTCAGTACGTTCGTTCTAAACACGGTGTCTACGTGCGAAGCGCTAAGGACGCCTTTTTTCGGAATGCTCTTTATCAATCCGGCCGCCTTTAAATCGGCGATCATCGTTTTCTTGAACTCTCGAAGGTCGGCACCTTTCTCTATCTGTTGGGCCAACGATTGAAATATCTTCTGTCTCATGACCTGGGACTCGATACCGGCGACCGTGAACGACCTTCGTTTTATCTCGGCACGCAGTTTGTCCCACACTGCTCTGCTCACGACGTTTTTTTTTATGAACTGTCCGACGGCGTCCTTGAACGCCTTCTCCGAGAACGCCGAGAGCAATACGGAATCGCCAAAAGCCCCTGCCGTTGCAGACGGCGCGTCCAGCATCCCGAGTTCAAGCGCGTGGTCCATCGCGCCTAGGGCAGCCCCGTGAACCATTTTTCGCTCAAGCGCGCGTGCATATGGTCTCACGTCGATATCATCGAATGTATCACGAATCTTTCTGACAATTGCCTTTGCGTCAGATATTCCTACAATCGCATCGGCAACCTCGTCGGCCCATTTATCAGATGCGCGGAGCATCTCTGCCCGGCCTTTTCTGAGTAAATCCTCTGGACTTCCAAGCTCAGTGCTTGGCTGCTCGTGTGGACTGCTCGCATCGTCGCAACAGATGTCAACCAT